AATTACTTGTACACGGTTGGCTAAATCATAGGTTTTATCCGCGAGGTCTTTTTGCTGTTCAAACTGCTTCCATAATGCCCATAACTGCACACCATTTAAAGCGAAAAGAATTATCTTCTTCCACCAACTCATATCGTCTTCGTAGACTGACTTGTAATATTTGAACCAACGATCATTTTCTTTAACGCGTTCAGATTCTGCTGCGTCGAAAAGTGCTTCCCACACGGAGAAGTCTTTCACCGCCCACTGGAAATAATCTGACCACCCAGCGTTTAGTGCGCCTGGGTAGTCGTTTACCTCTTTGGTTTCCACCGTAGGTATCGAAGGTAAGGCTGCTGCCGCACCTGGTACGATATTAGAAAATGATGTTGAAGCAGGCATTTATTACAACTCCGATCTGTATGTCTTAATATGAACTTCCCCGAACCAACTTAAATCAATGTCATCAAAGACAGGTATATCTAACACCGTGATGTTTCTCGCACGATAGATAATTCGTGCTAACTCGATCATCTTTCTGAATAACCCTTGTTTGCGGTATTCTTCGTCTATGTATGCAACCATTACGGTAGCACCGCGAGTGCCGTCACCTTTGGTGTAGATACTAACCATCATAACACCTACGCGATTGTCTTCGTCGTCAAGTGCTTCAATGAAATCTAACTGAGCAGAGTGCCACATTACCGCAATCATTTCTGCCGGTAACATCTCCGCGGTGTTAAAACGTTCAATATTGTATTTGTCAATAAACGTTTTTAACTTTTTAACTTCTTCTAACGTTGCTTCAGGTGTTTGTGGGAATTTTACTGTTTGTACTTTCATACCGTGCCTAACTCTCTGTAACTCGTAGAAATCTCAACTTGATACACTTCCGCTGTACCTTTAAGATCTACTTGGAACTCAATATCCCTGCGACCACTAGGAAGCCTAAACTTCTCTGTTCGCAAAGGGCTATACTCTTTGATTAATACGTCGTCACCAATAAACTTAAAGGTAACGTCACCGTTATTATATCTGCTTACTTTCGCACCAGCAAAGTTTATCTGCGTAGGTGATATTTCTTTCTTACTAACCCAGTGATATGGTCTATATGTATCGCCTCTATCCCAGCGATACACTGCTCCTTTCTCTACAAGATAAAGTTCGTCATTTTCACCAAACGCATACTCTGGTCTATCGGATAGTTCGATTAGGTTTGAATTTTCCCATTCCGTCATACTAACTGGGAACTGTAAACAATACCCGGCCACGTCACTGAAAAAATAGACACTATCGCGGTTATATGCCACACTCATACGATCAGGGTGTAATGCTTGCCAATCGTCTCTAGCGAAGTAAGGTGAAGTGATATTAGTCGCTTGTACTCCATCAGTTAGGATCAACCCGTCAATCGACGCAAACACAACGCCTTTAGGTGTAAGTGCATATCCGTGACCACCACAACAGCTAATCAGTGGGTAGTCTTCTAGCGTCTTAGTTACCTTTCTACAACCTACTGTCTTACAGTCTTCGATTGGCTCTACCTTGTATAATGCACCACACGTAAGAACAATAATATCGCTCTTAAATTCAACTAAGGCTTGTATCTGATCAGGTACGGTTAGTTCATCAGCTTCTTGCCAAGCGTGCGGAAAGTTAGGTGTAGAGAATCTAATCTTATTACCACCAGTTATACCTGCGAGTTGTGTACCGTCTACGCTTATTACACCACGTAAATCTTTCGGTGGCGCGACATACTCTTGCGTTTCCATCGCGTAACCAAGTTCGTAATCCAACTTGTCGTCTATATATGCCGCTGTACCAACCGGTATTTCATCAACTAAATAGTAATCACTCAACGCGTTATTTTCGTCAATATTGAAATTCTCAATCGACGTGTTGTTTATATCGAATCCACTGGCTAAGCGATAAATACGAATACTCTTTACGTCGTACTCCGCAGACGGTGTATTAAACCCACTAAGCATTACTCGTCCACCATCGTCAACATCTATCGTTTCAGTTGGATAGCTAGGTGGGCCTTCGTCACAACAACTGTTTACATACGTGTATACGTACGTTCTTGTAGCACGTTTGTATTCTATGGAGTCGATCAAGTTAGGGGAGTAACAACTTTTCTTTCCTTCCAACGGATCTAGTCTCTCTACCGTAGGTGATGTACCCGGTGACGGAAGCCCTAATCTGACCCATCGTGGGTTACATTCATCAGAGCAAGACGTTGCTGGGTAGTCTAGTAAACCTGTAACAACTTGCCTTGCACACGACGTATTAAGTCTTGTGAACTCAACGCACTTGTCAAACTCTTTCCAACAACAGTTATCATAAAATACGGACTTTGTAGTCTTCTTAATCTCACGGCATAATTTCTTTTCACGAAATGGACGTAGAGTGCCGTGCCAAAGATTTACGTCTTTCGCAGTTGTGGCAAAACCATCTCCGAGGAGATGTCTGTCAAATCTAGGTGCTAAACCTTTGAAGTTCTTATAGAGGATATTCATTCTATAATCCTAACGCTGCTTTCAATTTAGCGAGTAGTTTTTCGTCTTTAAGAATGTTATTTACCACGTCTTCGTAGCTTTCTTCACGTAAACGTAAAAGGCCTTCATCAACAAACACTTTTGTCTCGAACCCTGTTTTCACAATCGTAAATGCACTGCTACTAAACGACAAGTTAGTTGTGAAATCTACACTTTCCGAAACTTTCATTAACCCTTCTTCTGATACAGAATACCCAATGCCTTCAACCTTTTTATTGTTAATTTTAGGTAATGTTAACTTATCTATCTTGTTGTTGAACTTGTATGGATTTTCAGTTGTACCGTTTCCAGTAACCGTTACAGTCTCAGAGTCTGCGAACTCTAATTCTACTTTAAGACCTTGTTCTGTCGATGTGATACGGTTTGCTGTTGGGTGGAGTTTAACGCTCGCTTCCCAAGGTTTAGCTGTACTACCATTACCACCAACGTGAATTGACTTTGTATCTTTCCAGAAAGGGTTTACTGTTAGGGTATTGTTCTCGATAACTGCTAGGTTACCAACCTCTGGTGATACTTTAAGCTCTGGAGTACGTTCAACAACAGTCGTTACTTCTCCGTCACAACACGCTTGTGGCGTATATACAGGTAATGGTGCTGTACCAACACCTACTACACAACCACCTTGAAAGGTAATTGACGTATATGTACCATCTGGGATCTGAAACTTTCTGTCCGTTACATACAAACAGTCCCCGTCATAATGTAGAGATTTGTTTCCTACACATAACGAGAACTTTTTGCACTTTCTTTTTTCATTTGGTAACGGACTACTACACGGTTTGCAACCACAATTAGCCATATATTCCACCTGCTCTTAATCTAATTTTACCACGTCTCGCTCCGAGTAGTCTGTCTGCTCCTGCGAGTGTTACTGCTTGTTTATAATCACGTTCGTGAATCGTTGCGAGATTTAAGTCGAACCAACGTGCCTGTTTAACTTTATACAGCATAGCGAGTGCTTTATCAATGATCGCTTCTCGGTAGTTCTGGTATAACAGTTCGTCTAACTCACAACAGTCTTGTTTAGGTGCAACGGCCACCACGACCCGTAGCTTGCCCCCACTAACGGCAGGCGCAGGGCTAACTTTTAAGCTATCTGGCGACACGTACCATACGTAGTGTCCGCTGCAATTCAGTCCGTTACAAGGCTCTTTATTAAGTACCTCGTAACCACAGGCTTCTTGAATACTAACCACTCTGTCGCAGTCTTCAAGATCCAATAAATATTCGTCCGCACAAGCTATTAAATCAATTTCTAACGTTCTACGGATAATCTGTGTCTTTGTGCAGAAGTCAATCGCTGCTTTGCGAATGTAGTCTTCTGCCATTGGCTGCTCAATCCCGTCAAGCAACATAAGTTCGTCAATGAAGTAAGATAAAGGTACGGTTTCAACTTGGTCTAACATTATTTAATCCCCAACTGGTATCTTGCCACCTCACGTGCGACGAGCGGTTTTAATACACTTGGTAAACTTTCCAAGTTGTAGTTGCTGTCTTTATCTTGTTCGGCCTTAACTTCGAGTAATTTGAAGAACAAGTTTAAGTGCTGACTGGCAAGCGACGTTGACGACTGGCTTTCTTCATCTACCATTAACGCTCGAAATAACACCCAGTGTACGCCCATTGTCGCGTCGATACAGTTGGATTGCTCTATGTCAGCACTTAAATTGTTCATCTTAAATTCACGTGACGGTGTCTCGCACATAAACTTAAGATGAATGTCCATCCCGTAAGGAACGGCTGGTTTAACCATAACCGAGCCGTCCTTATCCGTCAAAATACGATAGCTTGTTAACTTAAAATCACGATTGTGTGTGAACGTAGTACAATGGCGAGGTCTAAAACCACCCCATTTTAACTTCTTGTCTTGGTCGTCCTGCTCGATTTCGTACAGGACATTACCGTCTTTATCGCTCACACCGATGACTGATAATACGCGTTTACACTCGTCAAACACTTGGTTAATACCAGGTTTTAACTTCGCAACTTTAGCACACTTAAACTTATTAGGGTTAAGCGAAAACATAACACACAGTGCTTCGTTCCAGTATCCAAGTAGTTGTTCTTGCGTCCAACGTTGGAACTGACGATTAGGTACACCGTCTGTATAGTCATTTAAGTCGCGCGCTGCGCGTACAATCAAGTCACTAATCGTAGTCATTAGTCATCCAATTCATCAAAGTTGATTTCTTCTTTCACTTCTTCAGCAGGAACTTCTACCACTTGTTCTTCTACTACAAGTTCTTCCACAACGGTTTCTTTTTTCTTCGCTTTAGGTTTAGCTTTTTTTGCAGTAGCTACGCTTTCTTCTGCTTGTTGCTTAGCCATAGCGTCGATCTTAGCTTGTAGTTCAGCCATTTGTTTAGCGTGTGCTTCTTCTGCTGCAACTAACTGTTCACGTGCGAGTGTCAGATTACGTTTGTCAGCTTTCGCTACTTCTTCTAACTCTGCACGTTTTTGTGCTTCTTCTTCCGCACGTTTTTGTGCTTCAAGTCGTGCCACTTCTTCTGCGTCAGCACGCTCTTTCGCAATTTCTAATTCACGGTTTAACGCGATTTGTGCTTGGTCATCAGCATACATTTCCGGTTTGTCTGGGTCATACGCTGCTACTAAGTCACCACGAGCCGCTAATTCTGGAACCCACGGGTAAATGTTTCCGTCTGCGTCACGTAAAAATTTTGCTTTTTTTGCCATTGGTGGGGCAACATTCATTGTATCTTGAGCCATTTCAAGGTCTCCATCTGTTTGTTGGTTATATCGCTCTCTCGCTTGGCGAGCGAGTGCTTCATATTTTCGTGCCATAAGATAAGAGCGTGGGTGTTACCCCACGCTTCTCCACTATACGTGGATCGGACATTCGTAGTCAAATACGTGACCTGTCACTTCAATTCGTGCAGTGATGTCAGATAATTTGACTTGTTTGTCAGCCGGTAAGCTCTCAATTTTTAAACCTAAAACTAAGAACTTGTCGCTTTCGATCCAGTGACCGCCTTCGCCTGGTTTAACCGCACTACGTTTAAACGCGTCTTCATTCGCAGGAATACCGTTTAACGCAGTTACTAAGTCAATAGTAGTACCAGTAGGTTGCAGAGTTTCTTGGTCATATTCGTGTACTTCTACACCAACCACTAAACCATCTGAGTTTAATTTAGACTGGTAGCCACGTGAAGACTGAACTGGGAACACGCGAACTGCTACGTCTAATAAAGTGTGGTTCGCTGGGATTTCAAATAAACCAACGAAATCACCTGCTGCAACTTTCGCTGCGTCTAACGCTTCTGCTTGACCTTCACTGTGCATAGGGTTTAATGCGTTACCCACAGTGAATAAACCGTGCATATACTCACCAGCGATACGCTCTGCTACGCCATTCGTGCTTTCGTCGTATACTGTGTTACGGCCTACTGAACAGTGATTGTAGCGGTATGGTCCACCTAATGTTAACATTACATTTGCCATCTTTTAAACTCCTTACTCAAAAGTCCAGTAGCCAACTGCGATTGCATCACCGTAAATTGCTTTACCGCCCCACAACGCTGCCATTTGGTATTGACGACCCCAGTAGTCTTTATCTTCAATGATACGACCTTCAGTGATGTCACCATAGAAAGCGAACGCTTCTTTCCAGAACGCTAAGATGTAATACGCTTGTTTGTTTACTGTTGTGTCGAACGCACTAATTGTACGCATAGACTCGATTGTACGGAAACCAGCTAGTTTACCCGGTAATTCACCAGTTAATAACATAGATGGATCTTTACAACAAGAAATGTCTGCCGCTAAGCGGTACTCAGACTGGATAACCACGTTACCGAACTCAGGTGGAACGATTAAGAACATTTCGTCATTTTTCCAACGACTATTGTGTACTAATACGTTACGTAAGTTCATTAAGTTAACTGGCAAGTTAGCTGGAGTTACGCGAACTGGTGAACCTACTGTACCTAAGTTGATAGAGCGGTCACGACCTGCGTTAGCACCTTTGTTGCGACGGTCTGCTTCTAATACCATTGCTGATAATACGAAGCTGTGCCACATACCAGATAATTCGCGGTAGCAAGAATCTAAGAAACCTGCTTCAAATTTTGACCAGAATTGGCAAAGATTGCGTTGTAAGTTGTTATCAATTTTGATCGCTTTGTACGCTTGGTTACAAAGAGTCATTTGCACCGAAGTGATTTGTACGGTATCCGGTTTGATAACTTGGTTATCTTCATACTTACGCCACGGGCCTACGTCCGGTTGTAAGATAAATTCTACGACTTGGTTACAGTCGAACGCTTGCGCTACGATACGGGTATTAACGATCTCACCTAAGATGTCGTTTTCCCAACCGCGTTCAATAATACGGCTATGGTAACCTTTCGTTGCGAGAGGAGTATCGTGGATACTGCCATAACCGGACGCTGAACCTAAACCTGCTTGCGCCATTGTTAGCTCCTATTGTGTTATTTACCTAGACGATGTGCGTCCAGTTTTGATCGATATTCACTATACTCCTGTCGAGAGATCTCACGTAACTGATACGCTCTTAACATTTGTCTAGCTTCCTCATCGGTGTAAGAAAATCCACTTTCTTCTGCTTGCGCAGCATTTGTGTTTCCTGCACCATTTGTACCACTCACGTCTGCGATAGACGATAGAGGGTTTTCCTTACCACCCATAAAATTCTTAATCTCACGGACGATAAAATCAGAACGACCGTTCTCTAACGCTTCTTGTAAAGCGTGGCCATAAGTAGCCGTAGGGAAACGATCATCACCTGCACTTAACTTATCCTTGAACTCTTTTGAGTTAAAGATCGTGTCGAAGTCAGGAATTTGTTTTTTAACTTCATCAATTACGCGACGTTTTGTTTGCGCTAAAGTTTCTTCCGGTGTTGGTTCACGGAAGCGTTCTTCTGCTTTCATTAAACGTTGCTCCAACGCAGAAATTTTCTTCGCTGTCGGTGCTAAAAGTTTGTCGCGTACTTCAAGTAATACATCGTCGTCTAAGTTTTCACTGTCGAAACCCTGTGCTTCTAACATAGCTCTGAACTCGTCTGCTGACGCAGCCACTTCTTTCTCTGCTAACTGCGCACGAAGTGCAGATAATTCATTTTCCAACTCTACTTCACGAGTAGACTTGGCTGGTGCTTCGACAGGTTGTGATTGCTTAGCGCGTAGTTCTTCTAACTCACGACGTTGCATCTCAATTAATTTGTCACGCTCGTCTGCTGACGGTGCTTGTGATTCTTGTTTAGCCTGTGGCTCAGGTTGTTCTTCCGGTTTATTTTCAACTGGTTTTTCTACAACAGGTTCTTGTTGCCCTGTCACAACCTGTGTGGGTTGTTGTACGAAGCCAGAGATACCATCTTCACCGATAGTAACACCGTTTTCTTCCAACTGTTTTCTCGCTTGTTCTGCGAATGGATACTTAGCCATAAATCCGTGTCCTATTTATTGACTTGTTTAACTAACTGCATTAAGTCTAATGCAAACTCCGCTTTACCTTTGTAGGATAAAGCCATAGCTCGGTTAGCCGGTTCGTCTGTCATTAAATACATTCTTGCCGCTTCGCCTTGCAATCTTTCGTTTTCACGCTGTACCTTATTCAAAAAAGATACGAACTGCTGAGCTGTTAGCGGATCTGCGAACAACTTTGTCAGCATATTCATATCTTCTTCTGTTACAGCGTAACAACCAAATCTAATCTTAGCCACGTAAAGGATTCTTAACGTTAAGTTTAGTTTGGTTCATACTGCGCTGGTCTTTTAATTTAGGTTTAGCACCTGCCAAGTCAGCACTGGTAGTAACGGTACGCATTGTGCCGGTACGCATATCCTTCATAGGAATGTTATTTGGAATACCAGCAGATTTACCGCATTTTGCACATCTTGCCATTTTAAGCTCCATGGAAAAAGTTTTGAGGAATTAATTTCGCGTCTTCAGTAGTAATTTCTTCTACTTCAATCGCTACTTTACCTAAAGATTGTGGGTTACACAACTCATATACATAAAAACCCGGTACTGCTAATACCGTTAAGTTCTGTCCGCAGTGTAGGGTAAGTGTTTCATTACACACCATCACAGGTTCTGACCCGACGATTTTTAGTTCTGACGATTGAAATGTACACGTGTGACAAGCGTTATCTGAACACCCATTACCGTGTGGCATACTGCCTTGCTCGAATTTAAGCTTGTGCAGAACCGCACAGTCGCCTTCTTTCGTTACGTCACCGTATTTGTCAGTTACCGCACCTTGGAAGTTGAAAGATGAAATTACCATCGCGAATCCAGTTCGTACTTGGAACACGTCTGAAAACACTGAAGTAGATTGTGGGCCGATGATTTGTACTGGTTTAGCCATAATTAATTACCAATGATTAGTTTATTCGGTAGACAACAACATTCTGCTTTAGAGATTGTACAGAAGATTTTGCCGACTAGCGATGTATCGTTCATCTCTAACATAAATGTACCTGGTATAGTTAGGAACAACGCACTGTTAGCGTTGGTGATTTTAACTACTTCGCCATTGATTTTGAACGGTTCGCTTAGTTCTACATTTGTGGGAGAACCTGGTTCAGCACTACAAATACAACCATATCCTTGCGGCATAACACCGGCTTTAGGATGTACCTTATGCAGAATCAAATACCCGTCGTCACCTAACCCGAATGTACAAATCTTTAATGGTACACACGGATCTACGTGAAAGATGTGAGATATAGTGTTACTAGAACGCGCATTAAATAGGACGTTTCTGTCTTCAGCTTGAACACTATTTCCGACCTTGCGACTTGTTGAAACTTCGCACGTCATAGTAACTCCATAATCTTAAATACTACCACGAACAATGCTGACGTAATGATTGACCCGACTAAAACGCCACGCCACCACCAGCAGTATTCACACTCTATTCTAAACAGATCTGCGAATGGGACAATTACCTTGCCCCATACGAAGTCTTGCCACTTATCTATTACCTTTCTCACGCATCACCAACTTTTCATAGATCGGTGTAAGTAAAGCAATAGCGTCGTCATACGCTTTGTCATCTGGGCCACGTGGCTCTAAAATATAAGGTGGTTTCCAGTATAAACGTTTACACCCTTGGAATGTACCGTCTTGAGCGTAAGATACTTCGTCACCTTCTTTGAAACGTACAACTACATTTAACATACCGCCACCGTCTTTGACGACTTGGCCCATACCTTTCAGTACGTCATAAACCACGTCGCCTAACTTCATCTTGCGGCCATTAAGTGAACTCATAGTTCTTCCCCTATTTTGATATTCCAATGTATTCTATTACATAAGTTAGTAAGTATCAACTAACTTGTATAATTTATTTTTACAGCACTTCTTCCGGTTGTGACTGTTGTTGAACTTACTGTTGCGCCATAGCCATAGGGTCTATTTGATTACCTTCACCTACAACAGTCATAACATCATCCATATCGTAGTCAACCAAGTCCAACGCCTGCAACACTCTGTCAACCGCTTTGTCAATCGCTTCAGGTTTAACGCGACCTGTTTGAGCAAGACTTGCAACGATTTGTGCAGCTTCTAGCATATCATTTTTCTTAAGCTCTTTCTCCATAAGACCGCTCGCACCACGTGCAACAACTTTAGCGTCACCTTTAATGTCGTCTCGGTTGTTATACTTGAGGTTGTACATATAAAGTGCGGTAGCAAACGGTGAAACTACGTCGTCGTCAATATTGGTAATACCACTCTGTACCCCTTTAAGTGCGTTACCGTATAACATAGACATACCACGGAACGTACGGTTAGCACCTGTACCTACCGGCTGACCGTGAATACTTGCAGGTATTTGCGTCATAATATCTGCGAGAGACATAAACCACTGACACACGTTACTTAATGAAGCCGTATTATTCGGGAAGTTATGGAACATATACGCAGGACGACCACCGCCAACTGGGTCTGGATCAACTGGGTTCACCGTAAACGGCTCAATATCACCTACTTGGTCGTCAGTAATCCACTGCTGAATACGACTAAAGTCAACCTCACCAATCGGGCCACTTGAGTATTCCATATTCTTGATCATACCGCGAAGACAGCTTTGGAACGCACGCTCTACTTCACGCACTTTCTGTGAGATACCGAACCCCATAATGCCATTACCAGTCTTCTCGTAGCTTGTTACATAAATAGGACGTTTATTCGCATACGGGTTAGGGTTAATAATTACTTTCAACGTAAAGCAACCAAGCGTATGAATGATACACTCGTAATACTCACCGTCTTCCACGTCAGTTAGCCCGTACTCTTTTAATACCGAACCACGCACTGCACCATAATACTTCAACACTTCAAGTGACGTTTTACCATCCCACGGGATAATGTCGTTGCTATTTTCAGGGTTTCCACCTAACCAGTTATAGTGTGTGCTACCATCAGTGAAATGTTCTAGTGCTGCCACCACATTCTCCTTTATATAGGAGTCAAGTTTCGCCATTTTCACTAACTGTTTGCGAGAGTAACGCTTACGCACGATTACATACGAACCATCTTGTGCGTCCGTGCTGTCAGAAGACCAGAAAAAGTCAAACGGACTCACGTGATTAACCGCATAGACAACTTCATCTTTCGCTTCAAGTGACTTGCCCTTCCAGACAAAATTCGTCCGCACTTCTGGTACAGGCCCTTCTAACACGGCATACGGATAAATACAGAAGTCCTGTAAAAACTTCTTCATAGCCTTGTCGTAGCCACCGTCAACGCACTGATCCCACATCACCGTTTCCATCGCTTTCGCTGCATTGTTAGCAGCTACTAACATAGCGTCACGCACGTGTTTCTTCTGGTCTCGGATAAGTTTCTGCATCTCGACTTTAGTAGACGGCACAACAGACTCAACGTCACCAAAGATCACTTCTTTTACTCTGGCCAACGTTTCGTCTTCGATTTCTTTATTTAGCTCCGGAACTGGTGTAGGCTCAACCGTAAACGGTATGCCACCACTACCAAACAGCAAGTCTCTAATCCACGCATTAAGTGCGCTCACTTTTAACTGCGTTAAACTTGGCACGGGCATATTACCAAACGCTTCGCGAATCTCACACGGTACTTCACCGTAATACTGCGAGTAGCAGTTATTCAGTACTTCTTCCGCGGTGTAATCACCAAATTTATGGCTTGCACGATGTCGCACTGCTGCGTCAAAGTCCTGCTTCACCATACGCGCTAGACTGTCTTTAAACTCTACCGCCTTCTCGCCTTTACTCTCGCTAATTTTCTTAGCAAGACCAAGTCGTTCTTTAATTTCCATTACCTACCCCTTAGTACACACGCTTAGACGCTGCACGTCTAAATGAATGTTGGTTTTGTTGATTATCTGAACCGTGTCGTATGCCGTTACATAGATATTGTACTGCGTCCGCTAAGTGACTAAACTCGTTCTTCACCGGTTCACTTGAGTAGGTTTTGCCTACTCCACTGATGTTCAATGGTCGGTAGTGGTATCCGCCACGGAAGCCATTGATTATTTTCTCACAACGTTTGTCTATCAACAAGCCTTCACGTCTTTGCAAGAAGCTAATCACACTATCAAGTCGTGCCTTAAATTTATTCGTCGGTGCGTTCTGCGCTTGTATGCCATATTGCCGTAGCACCTGCACCGGTGTCTCACCTCTATTACTATCGCGTGGGTTGGCCGGGTCAGTGTAGGCGACCACTTGGCAACCTGGATAATGTTGCGCCAAAAACGGTTTTAATACATCACGCACAAATGGAATGAATGGCATATCCAACGCCAACAACTCGTGCTTAATTTGCAACACACCCATCTCGATTTGTCCGAACGCCACCGCAGGATTAAGACCGGTGGTATCTATCCCTAAAATAACAGGGTAGCCAAACTTCGGTTCTAATGGGTATTTGCACACCATATCTTCTGACCAATACTCTTGATACACAGGTCGTCCGTCAAAGTTGCTACCATATTTACCCATAATCTCTGTATCGATATAGTGCTTAGGCTTGCCGTCCAACTGTCTGCGATAGTACGCATACCCGAATGCACGACGTTGTTCAAGTGTATACACCACTCCTTCCGGTGGTGGTTTCTGGTTAAGATACTCCAAGTTCTCTGCTTCTGGGTTGTCGATATACTCAATCTCTCCATCCGCTCGTACTTTCTCAATAAACGGTGCAGGCTGGTGGAAAATCTTACTACTCTCCGTCGGATTAAAGTCAAGCTGCGCAATCCAATGATCTTCTGCTGGTGGGTTGCTATCGAATATCACGCCACTATATGTACAACCACCCGTGTTAGTCCGCTCATCATAAGGTGGAAATCGACCCACACGCTCCTTACAGGTGTCAAAAACTTCAAAGGCCACTTCACGCGCCTCGTTTATGAAGATCATAGTGAACTCCATTGACTTAAGTTTCTGTACGTCTTGGGCATTTTCCAACGCGATAAACACAAACTCCATATCAAACCGGGTACCGTCTGGTAGTCCACCGATAAATCTTGAAGTCATCGGTGCTGTTTGTTTGACTGGAGCAAGTAGAGGTGGGATCCACTCACTAAACGTTTTAATTGTAGTCAATCTTAAGTTAGGATAAGTAGAACGAACTAACCCCATCCGTGAGCGTCTCACTCCGTCTGGGCCAGGCGCTTGATTAAATCCTCGACGCAGTAGCTCTTGAATCATCATTACCGATTTCCCCGTACCAACCCCTGCGATTACACCTCGTACAAACTCGTCGCTTGTATGGAACTTTATCGCTGTCGGAGACGGCTTATATGTCGGCATTACTATCTGTGACATCTATTACTCCTCTGTGTACCACGTTGTTAATAACCCTGTTACTAACCCCACCAAACCCATAATCGAGCCTACTAATAGTGGGTGTGCATTAGACCCACCAGCTAACGACACAATGCCATACCAAAACAACCCGAAGCTCACACCAACTAACAGGCTGCTCTTAATCGCTTCTTTATTCTTCTCACTAATCTTCACTGATACTCTCCGCTTGCACATCAATTATTGTATTGTTTGCTCCCTGAAACGCCTTCGGTGGCTCTAACCCAGGGGCGAAATTCACCACCAACTGCACACCACTTTGTACCACTTTATCATCTTTAAGTTTAGCTTGAATGGCCGGGTCAAGGTTGGCCAGGCGAGTCACCGTCTCAAAGGCTTTAATTTTATCTTTGTCTTCCCCATAGGCGATAATGTTCTCCATTACTGTTAGGCCCTGCTCTGCTACCCGACGTGCCGCTAAATGGAACGCTCCACTCGCTGCCTGCGAAAGTACCGCACTTTCTGTCTCTTTATAGACTTGCTGGAACAGCTTGCTTGCTTTTAAGTTCTCATACTGATACTTCGTTAACCCGTAGGTCTCTAAGATAGACTCCTCGTCCGAAGGATTGGCGATAAGCTCTAAAATTAACGCACCCCATTTCCCTACGTGGAAGTGACCTTGCCCAGCCGTCTTACCATACTCCATAGGCTTAGCGTCAAAGTCTATCTGAGCTAAAATATCAGAGAGGTCTGGTATAGCTGGTTGGTTATCTTCAGTTGATGTTGTGGAAACGGTCATACCATCTGTCAAATTCGACATCGTTCACCTCTGTTAATTGTAGTGTGTCTATCATATAGCGAATTACGTCCGCCTTCGTCGCACCATTGCGACTACAAAATGCCAGTAGCTTATCGTGATAAGTGTCTTCCAACTTAACCTGTACTGTGTTCATTGCACCACCTTATAATAAATTAATCTTGTTAGTGAATGTTAACACAAAAGTAGTTGACGTGGAATAGCGAAAGTGTATAATAGGCCTTGCAGTTGAAATGTTGTTTTTCAGTGTGCAGTCCTTGATTCCTTAACTTTAAACAAAATTAGTTAGTAACCCCCAGTCGAATGTCCTCTCGCTGGGGGATTTTTTATCCAAAAAATTTTTTGCGAACTATATGTACCCCTACCCTAGGGTGGCCCAGTCCATCATGGGGGTGTATAAAGATATGTAGAGGTGGGTAGAGAAGTTTGGCTACCTGCTGGGTTACTTTGTTGACTTCGAGCGGGTTGGCTTACGTTTTGTGACTTAATTACCGGCGGGTAACTTAGCTGACTAAGTTGTGCTACGTTGACTTGGTTGGCGTTAGTATTGGAGTATATAGAAAGCAGTAGACGTGGCTGGATTTTGCGAAGTGTCGCGTGTAAAGTACTGTGTTTTTGCCATCCCCCGTGGCCACCTTATCGTCCAAACCCACGGGGTAGCATCAAGCGCGCTTCGACGTATCCACGCCCCGACGAGGTACGAGAAGGGGACCTATATCGTAGCGAGCGTAGCGAGCGACGTAGCGATAGCGATAGCCCTATTCAGTCAGTACATTAAGGAATGATGATACACAATTTTTTGTTGGGTGGGTGGGCGTCACTCCCGAGCGCTTTTTATTTTCGCGTTGTCGATGGTTCCTCGTCTTATTCTGTCTACCCTGTCTTTCGTTGTCGCTTGGCTGTACTTGGTCGCCCGTGTTCCGCTTTGCCTTCTGTTGTCGCCTTGCCTTTCATTGTTTAACCGTTGTTTAACCGTTGTTTAACCGTTGTTTAACCGTTGTTTAACCGTATTTCATTTGGTCGCTTTACCTGTTCCTAGTATGCCTAGCATTTCCGCTTTGCTTGGTTCAATTTTCCCAAAAATACACCTCGCGGAAATTAGATTTTAACGATTAATGGTGTGCGGGCGTGATAGGTAAAAGCTATAAAGAATAATTATGCACTTTCCTGCACACCCTAACGAATAATTATGCACTTTCCTGCACACCTTAATGAATAACTATGCAACCGCTCAAGAAACAAGCAAACTTTTTCGGAATATCGTAGGTCAGTATAATAAAACTAAATATTTTAGAAATATCGTCGTATCGTCTATACTTATTTCTTTTTTAATTTTATCGCGATCCCGTTGGGATTGTTCATTTTTTGTACAGATCGGGAAGCTAATCAGCCATCTAAACGGGAATGCTTTATTTTAAAAAAGTTTGGATGCGACACGAAAAATAAAAAAGGCGAAAAGGCTAAAAATCCTATATATATTAATAATTTATAAATAAATATATATAGATGGATCGCGTCAGTCAAAAGTACTTATTTCTTTTTAATTTTATCGCGATCCCGATGATCCCGCTGTTTTTAGGGTAGAGGGCCGTGGTAAATTTTTCCTTTGTTTTGTCGCGATTTTCTGCGCGCAAAAATAACGTCGCCTTTTTTTAAATTTTATAATTTTATAATTTTATAGTTGTAACGCCTTTTTTCAAAGGTCTTCAATTTTTTTTAGCGGGATCATCGGGATCGCGATAAAATTAAAAAGTTTTATGTTGTTGATTTTAAACTGAAAACAGCCCGATCTAGCCCTGAAAATCAACGCCCGATCGAGTGGCTAAACAGCCACAAAGTACCGACCACAACGCAAAAAGAAGCGGGATCGGTAATTTTTTCTACATTTCGCCTAATTACTGTATATTTGCACAGGTGCGGTCTTCAATCTAATTTTCGTTTATTTCTAAAAATTACGCCTAAATTTGTTAACAAATCTCAAAATTGTTCGCTACGTAAATTCTGTTCGCTACGTAAATTCTGTTCGCTTTTTGCGTGGTGAAGGTCGCATTTTAGCCTAGATTTTGCGTAGCGAACGAAAAATAGCACCATTTTAAATTTTATTCATAATTAAAGCTTAGAAATATTAATTTCATTTATAAAGATACCATCAGCTGACTTAATTGTTCAAAAAATAAGCAAACGAACAAAAAATAACTAAATATTTTTAAAATACCGTTTGACAGTATATTAAAAACTGATATAATGGAGCCATCAAGACGGGGAAGCCCAGATTTACTTGCTCTTTAACAATTTGGATAAAAAAAAGCGACGTGAACAAAGCCACAGTTGCGCACACGATAAACGGGCGCAACTGTGGCGGAAATAAAAGTTAAATTTTCAAAAATCGCTAGTATTGAAACTTACTTGGTTTAGTTATGAGATAGGTCAGGTTAAAGCGGTTTTTTATAAATTTAACTAAACAGAAAGAGGACTTAAACAATGAAAACTTACTTGTTTTTTAATTCAATGAGCCAATTAATCGCAAAGGCTCAATTAAATAGCGATATGCAAGCCGTAGAGTTATGCTTCGCACTTGTTGGCGCATTAACTTGGGCGATCGAGTAAAACAATTTTAACTTAACAAAAGAGGACTAGAGGACTTATGAAAAAATTCAGTGCATACTTAGATGATTTTAGCTTTTATGACTTGATCGTGTTGTGGAACGAATACGCAAGCGACACAGGCTTCGGCACTTATATTTTCGACAGTATCGAAGATTTCGTAAATATTACAGAAACAGAAGGCGCAGAGCTAGCAAGAATGGTATTTTTCGGGGACGTTAAGAACTGGGGCGATATGGTATATCTTAATGGATATGGCAATTTTCAATCTTGTTGGGATGTAGAGAGTAGCCCGATCGACTTGGATGAGTTGGCGAAATGGATGAAAGACACTAACCATCAAGAATACAAAGACTGGTTAGACAGTATAGAAGAAGACGACTTCGCAGAATATTTGGCTGACAATCTAACAGAAGAAGAACTAACCGAACTTTGGGGAGAGTACATTCAGGAAGTGGATGAAGACGATTTAGACGGAAACGGCTTGCCACTTAATTTTGACATTGAAGACTTGGCACGAGAAATGATGGTAGATTGGCATCAACACTTTGATGACTTTATCGAAAGCAACATTTAAAAAGTAAACAAATTAAAACCGCTTGGAACGCAAACAATCTAGGCGGTTTTTGTGTATTTATTAATATTCACGGTAAAGGTTTACCGTGAAGGATTATCATAAATGATAATCCTATTAGCTAACAAAACAGGGGCTTAACAATGATTAAATTAATTTCGTGTATGGCAATCGTCGCAGGCTTAACGGTCGCTTGTGTTGAGACGATGGATCGGGAGTGGCTGAAAGACTATCAGCAGCAGACTGGCAACCAGGCACGTTTTGCAGAGAGCGATGACGAATGTAGAAGTAATGAACATTTTGATCAGCGATATGGTATTTGCGTCAAAATGAGAGAATTTACAACAGAAGATAGCCTATAAAGAAAGGGGGAATTATGGAAGAACTTATGCAAGCGCTAAAAAATAACGGATCATTCACTATCTTGGGCGATATTTTAAAACAAGGGTACGCAAAAAGAGAGAAAGGCACGGAGCGAGCAAAAACAATACCAGTTATGCTTGAGAATGGACTAATCGAAGAAGTAGAGCCAACGGAAGAAATGATGAAATACGTCCGCTTTTCAGATGAGCAACATAAGCAGGATTATATCGATGTAATGTATTTTTTAAACATAACGGACAAAGGGCGATTAGTGTTTGAACTTCTTAAACTTTGGCGAGAAGCGCAAAAAGAGGGTAGAAAACAGGTAGAACAAGCGAGATTTGATGAGAAAAGAAAGATCGCGACGTCGCTATTAAACGCAATCGGGATCAACATTGACAACATAACAGAAAACGAGGACTAAACATTATGAAAACAATTAACTTTAAAAAATTCAACATTAACAACGATAAAATTTTAGACCATGCAGACGAACTATTTAATGATCGCCTAGCTGATGCGGTGGGGCAGTACGGGTGCGACTTGCATAGCTTCCTGTTTAATGAAGATTATGCTTTTATCCATAACAACGAAGCAGAAGAGGCTTGCAACAGCGTGAACACCTGGAGCGCCATTCGCTTGGTTAAGAAGTATGAGGAAGATAATTTCGGAGAATGTAACACAGAGATCGAGCCAGTTAAAACCGCAAACATGTTAGTTTATATATACGGGGAATTTCTGCTTGCACAGGTGGAACACTTAACGGGCGATGCGTGGGATCGTGAACTCACAGAAGAAGATTTAGAGATTATCGCAGACCAGATGGAACAATGGCTAGAAGCCAACGCACCAACAGAAGCAGATCGCTACACTACCCGAGAAATTGATGGGCAAGTGTGGGACTATTACGGGGCTTATTAACTATGGCGCAGATACTACTTGATAAACTATTTCTTAGTAGAAGTGGGTCAGACTGTTTGCACGGGGTATTTATCAAAGAAGGCGATATTATTCGCCTTTATTATGCCAGTGAGTACGGCAAGCATCACGCCTTAGCGGTAGGTGTTGCACTACAACGAGATAAGGAGCGTCTAACACAGGCGGAGATCGACCGTTTGCCAGTGGTAGAAGCGAGAATGAATTAAAAAATGACGTGCTTTGGTACGTTTTAGGTTAAGAATAAAAGTAGAGGTGAGAAAATGGAAGAATTTAGATTTTTAAAAAACCGTGAAGGTGTAATGGCTGATAACGATTTCGCACAGGCAGTGATTGAACAGGTGCGAGCAGAAATTGCAGAAGACCCATACCAGGCAGAAGAATTTGCGGATTGGTGGTCATTGTCAGTAGAAATTCAAGGGAGAATTGTAGACATAAACGCCTACAGTGGGATATATGCGGATGAAGATGGGTTGCACTTCACGATCTATGCAACCGTTAGAAACGAAGACGGGACGATTAGTACCGACGTGAGCAACGATATTGGACGGGCAGAAGTTACAAGGGAAGAAGATACAACAAAACTATTTGGTGAAGAGGTGGCGAAATGCGTGTGGAATTAAATGAAAAGCTAAAAGAACAATTACAGGCAATCGCCCAACTTATGAAAACAGAAAAACGTGTACCACAGACAGCATATTTTCCTTTTATTGTATGTTTTGAGTGGGTAAACCCGTTTGGAATGTTGGTAAAAAGTGCGGTGCAACAAAAGCGTGTTTTATTGTGCGAAGCTTATAACTGCTATTTACAGGCTGATGGCAGTGGTAGCTTTGAACAGGTGCAAAAATGCCTAGACGAGCTATTAATCGAGCTTGAGGATTACGCCTTTATCAACATCACAGAAGAAGCAAAGTCGAAGTTAGATAAAAACAAAGTGCAGTTATCGGCATTTATGAACGCAAAATATAAAAGTAGAGGTGAATAGTATGGAGTTTAAAGAATATTTGAGAGGATTTTATTCGCAAACGTTGATCAGTTTATGGAATGAGTTTTGTCTAGATTGCGACTATGGAGACGAGAGCAAGTATATCTTTGACGGGATCTGGGATATGCAAGGTGAAGCTTTTGCGCTTTATGGATTTGACGAAAAAGAGTTTTTATTCGCACTTTTAAACGGTAACGTAACACGACTCAATGCGATGCTTTATGTTGAGGACGGATTAATTAAAGAGGCGAAAAGTCTAGAAGAAAGCCCGATAGATTTAAATCTTTTGGTGGATTGGACGATTGATACAGACCATCCTATCTTCGCAGAATGGTGTGATAAATGGGAGTAGAGGTAAGTAAAAATGGTTGAACGAGAGAACAGCAAACTATCGCATCTATATAGAATGGCACGCAATTTAATCACTATGACAGCGTGCGAAGGAATACCAGTAGCGGAGATTTCGACTATTTGGATGACGATTGATGAGATAGATAGTCTTATGCACTTATTAAGTAAGACTGATTATAAATGCAACTATGATGAAAAACACGCATTAATTATGGTAGATATGAGGTAAGTAAAAATGAATGGAAAAGTAACGCGTGAAGTAGAAACAGGGAAAGAAGGAATGATGAAAGTACTTCAAGTTGTGATGAAGTGCTTAGCAGAAGGTGCGCTGAGTATCAAGCTGACACAGGAAGCCACACGGGAGATGAATAAACGCTTTTCAGAAAAACCAACGGATGAAGAATATCTGAATACGCCAGTTTTATTTACCTTGCCTAACGGCATTTCAACTGGATCAATTCAACATATCGTGGACGAATGGCTTGAACCTGAAGTGGTAGATTATTTAGAAAAGCAAGAACGTTTTGAGCCGTACTCAATAATTAAACATTTTGTTGCAGAGATAGACAAAATCAAAGTTGAGGTGATCTAGATGGAATGGAAGCGACTAAAACGTAGACATATACGAGTATCAGCATTTACAAACATTCAAATAGAGCTAAATGCGTATGTAAAAGGTAAGTATGTGGTTGCTATGGTTGATACATATAGCATAGGACAAAACGCATATCAATTAGTGACATTCCATGCGGAATATAAATCGCTAGAAGTAGCAGAAGACGCATATAGAAAGCTAGACAACATATTAGATACATTAATTGAGCTAAAAGAAGCAGAGGTGATCTAAATGGCTAAAAGTAGCAACAAGCGCAAGAACGGGAAGCGTGTGGCAAATAACCACGCAGAACGTTTAAAACGCTTACAGGCGAGAGAGATTGCTGATCTTATGGTGTGTAATGCAGTAGGGACAAGTGAAGTTAAAGGCGACCGTAACGAGCTAACACCCCGTACTTGTGTTTATAGTTTGCAGAGACGAAACATTACAACCATTACAAGCCGACAAGCGCAAGCACTCAAAGAACAGCGTTGGGCGTGGAATATTCAGTTCGGTATCGTTTGCCGCAAGCCTGACGGGGAAGTTTACTTAGAACATGAAGAAAACGCACAGCTATTTACGGAAGTAAAATTGCACGAAATGAACGAGTTTGTAACCAATAAGCTGATGGAGCTATGGGAGCAGACAGATCAACGCTATGCACTGACGATGTACTGGGTAGCCACGCCTTGTATTATTGAGCATAAAGGCATAGACGTACCACTGGAAGCCGTACTTGCACCACTTTGGGCATTTAATGTGTTGGGCAGCGTGCTAACACAACACGAGCAAGACAACAAAGAGTGCCGAGTGGTACACTATCGCACCGACAATTTAGCGGAGTTTACGAACTGGTACTTATCGCAGGATAAGTATAAGGAAGACCTGAAACAGCCACGCACTTTGACCTATTGGTTTGAGCCGAGCGGTGAAAAAATGCAGAAAGGTGAGCTTGTAGAGTGGCGTAAAAAGTTGGTAGAGGTGGGTAAAATTGAAAATATTGGTTTCGACCACGATAAGTTTAATCCACGTGCCACCGTTGATGGTTTTGTAAAGTGGGGTAAGCACACCGCCACAATGGACGGGTACGACAGCAGTATTCTAATGGGAGTATTTGACGACGTACCACAATGTTTAAACGTGCGAGTTGACATCACAAATAAAGAGGGTGAGACAGCTCAAATTAAATTATACAACGACGGCAAAGAAAAAAGTGCCAACGTTGACGTAAAAGTTAAATAACTTCGCACTGACGAAGTAGTACAGGATTATGGGGAGACCCATATAAGCGGTAGAAATACCATCAATCAAACAAAATGGAGTAAACAATGAAAAAATCTTTAATAGCATTATTTGTAGCATCAGTAGCAGTGTCAGCGCAAGCGACAACCACAGTAAAAACGTTACCGACTGAGCCGTATGTAGTGGACGGGTACACGCCTGATACACGCACAGCGGAAGCCAAAGAAACCTATGCTAACCGTGTAGTCAAGTCTGACGTGGAAGGTAATAACCACTCAGTATTTGGTCAAGACAACACAGTTGATGCAATTCACGGTAGCTCAAGCGTTTATGGTAACCAAAACGTGGTGGGTGCAGACGCAAAAGACGGTAACATTTTCGGGGACGGTAGTTCAATCACAGGCTATCAATCGCAAGCGGTGGGTGACAACAACCACTTAAAAGGTGAACAAAATACTGGTATCGGTATGAATAACATCGTAACTGGCGATCATTCACACGCTATCGGTGGGGGGAATAACATTACAGGTAGCCGTGCAACAGCCGTGGGACACTACAACTTAATCACATCAGACGAAGCAACAGCAGTAGGTTACGACAACAAAGCACACGTTCGCGGTGTAGCGGTGGGTTTTACCAATAATGCAACCAATCACGGTGTGGCAATCGGGGTGGAAACCAAAGCAACGGGTGAAAGTGCGACAGCTATTGGTGTTCACGCAAATTCAACCGGTTTAAGTACGATTGCTATTGGTTCAAATTCAGCGGCAAATAACAAAGCAAGTACCGCTATTGGTCAGGGTGCTATTGCTGATGCAAGTTATGGAGTAGCACTCGGTAAAGCAGCTCAAGCAAAACACGGTTCAGCAGTGGCTTTAGGTACTGCGGCAGTAACTGAGCAAGCAGTAGCAATCAATGAAGCAACTGTCGGTAAAATTACCTATGGCGGATTTGCTGGAACTGACGCAACAGCCGTAGTATCAGTTGGTGCGAAAGGCGATCATACGCGTCAAATTATCAATGTAGGTGCAGGTGCGATTAACGCAACTTCTACTGATGCAATCAACGGCAGTCAGCTATACGCGACCAATGAAGTGGTAAATAATCTTGGTACAACAGTTGTCAATGTATTAGGCGGTAACGCAGACTTAGATAACAAAGGTAATATCACGATGACCAACGTAGGCGGTACAGGTGAAAACACCGTACACGACGCAATCAAGCACAATGCGGATAAGATTGCAGCAAACACCGTGAACATCACCAACAATGCAAACAATATCGCTGACAATGCACAGCGTATTACAACCAACGAAGGTAATATCGCAAACAACGCTCAACGTATTACAACCAACGAAGGTAATATTGCGTCAAACACAGTATATATTAAAGCAGTGGAAGCGAAGTTACCGGAAGTAAAAGCAGGTGATAACACAACAGTAGACGTGACAGTTGACGCTAACGGTAAAGCAACGTACACCGTAAGTTCAAAAGACTTCCAACCTGCGATTGACGCAAACAAAGCGAAGATTGCAGAGAACGCTAAAGCGATTGAAACCAACACGGTTGACATTCGCAGTGCAGAGAAGTTAATCGACAAAAACGCGAAAGACATTGCACAAAATACTTCTGATATTCGCGACAACGCAGGCAAAATTGCTGACAATGCAGCTTACATTAAAGCCGTAGAAGTTGAAGCGAAGAAACATTCAGTGGTTAAAGCTGGTAAAAACACCACAGTTAATAAAACAACAGGTGCAAACGGTGAAGCCGTGTACACAGTGGACGCAAACGTTGACCACTTGGCAACCAAAGCTGAAGTGAATAAACATATTGGTGCAATCAACAATCGCATTGACGGTGTGGACGCGAAAGTAAATGCAAATACGAAAGCGATCCGTAACTTAGACCGCGACGTACGTAAAAACCGTAAACGTGCAGACGCAGGTACAGCGAGCGTGGCGGCAATGGCTAACATCCCTCAAGTCTATCTTCCAGGTAAATCAGGTGTGGGCGTAGGTGTTGGTTACAAACACGGTAAAAGTGCAATCGCGGTGGGTTACTCACGTACAAGCGACAACGCACATCATATCATTAAACTTTCTGTCGGTGCGGACAGTCAGAAAGACGTAACAGTCGGTGCAGGTTATATGTACCAATGGTAATTTAATGAGAGCCACGCAAGTGGCTCTATTTTCAGAGGTGGAAAAAATGAGTGAAGAAATCCTTATCAACGTGCAAGAAGTACGAAAAATGTGGGAGCAGCGTTACAAAGATGGATTATCATTAGTTAATAATGAGATTTTAAATGGAAGTATGGATAACAAATCTGTATTTGTATCTAACGAAAAACTTAATAGCGTTGGATGTTATTATAATGACGATGTTCTGATAGAGAGAATTAGAGCGAAAGGCTATACCGTAGACGTAATCCTACCTTGTTGCGGTGAAGACGGTGGAATTAGTATAAGTGGGTGGTAAATATGAGTATGAATTACAATTTAGAAAACCTAAAAGAAGCCTATATGTTTTATAAAAAAGCATTGGAAGATAAAAACTCGATTGCGAATGGTAGTTTTCGTGATGCAGAAGAATGGCTTATGTCAGAATTAGAAGCATTATTTAGTGAGGTGAATAAAAAATGAATATGGACTATATGTTAGAACCGCCAGAGCCTTCTCGTAAGGAGCGGTGCGTTGAAGCTCAAGTGGAAGACTGGATGAAGAACCCATTACGCGGTGCGGAAGAAGCAGGGTTAGATCTCGCAGACTATTTAGACTGGGATAAACTTGAAGCTGACTTTATAGAAGTGGCTGAAGATTATTATGATAGTTGTAATAGATAAAGAGCAGTTGACACAGTACAAAAACAGTTTATACTTGCACTATAAATTTATAACGTGGTGCAAGTATAATGAAAGTGAAGTTTATGCTGACGATTGACAGCAGTTTAAGAACAATGATTAAACGTGAAGCACGTAAGCACGGTATCTCAATGAACGAGTATATCGAGACGGTGCTTACACAGTTTGTAAATATAGAACGAGGGCGAAATGACGCGAGTACAACGAAGTCTATCGGAACGAGTTAAAGCAAACTCTACACAAGAAGGCGAGTGCTTGATTTGGAAAGGTGCGATGGCAGGTAACTCTCCGGTAATAGGTAAAAGACTACCGGACGGAACCTACACCAACTTAAATATTCGCACTGCGAGAGGGATGAGACTGTTCCCTGATACAACAGTCAACACAAGATTTACAACAACGTGCGGTAATCCACGTTGTTTTGCCAAAGACCATATTATTATCGGTACAGCCACTAAACAAGCACCACGTAGAGTGCGTAGAGGTGGCACTAAGTCTGATATGGCAGCGAATAAGAAGTTATTTAGTTTAGTGGTACACACTGAAGCCACAATGGTTGGCGAACAACTAAATGTATCATACGCAACGGTGCTTAAAATGCTTAAAAATAACACCAGTATGTACCCGTACTTCTTAATTAAGTTAAAAGAACACTGTAACTTGGACGATGTGCGAGACAGCGACCAGAACGAATATTGGTTGAAGAACACGTACAGTATATCTACCTTCGCATTGAATTTTATTAGACAGTGCAAGGAAGACGAATTAGAAAAAGCATACAAGCGTGACGACAGCATTGACGCAGAAATGGAATATATTGATTTTCTCGACAACTGCGAAGTGCATAACGATCACCTAGTATTAAAAGACGGTGTAGATATTACGCCAAAATATAAATGCACCTGCGGATACGAAGGGTGCGTTAATCCACTACATAGAGGTGAGTAATGGAGTTAACAGAAATAACACTGGACTTTGAAACATACTATTGTAAGAAGTCTAAGTACTCGTTAACAGCGAAAGGGATGACGATAGAGAAGTATATTCGTAACCCTAAGTTTGAGATTATCGGTCTTGCAGTAAAAGTCGGTAACAAGCCAACAGAATGGCTTGCACCTCACGAAATTGAAGACTGGATCAAGCATATTGAAATTGCTTACGGTTGGGATAACGTGCGAGTAATCGCACACAATGCTCGCTTTGACGCAGCGATATTAGGTTGGAAATATAATATCTATCCTAAACAAATCGCAGACACGATGCTTATGAGTAGAGCTTGTCAATTATGGGACGGCCATTCTCTTGATAATGTAACACGCAACCTACGCGACCGTTACAACTGGGGAATAGTACGCGACGACAATGGTCAAACGATGTGGGGCAAGTTTGAAACGAAAGACTTACCTGACACGTTAAATAAAGGTGACGAGGTTGTCAATGCAGACGGCAAACAGTTATTTGACTTCACAGAAGCCGAGTATGATGCTTATGCAGACTACTGTATCACCGACGTGGACTTAACTTGGTCAGCCTATAATTGGTTTATGAAAGTGCGTGAGTTTCCAGAGAAGGAAATCGAGATTATTACATTAACTATCGAGATGTTTACCTACCCTGTGATCGAACTCCATAAACCTGTGTTACTTGAAGTGGAGAAAACAGTTAATGATAAACGCCAAGCACTACTAGATAAAGTAGGTGCGACGGTAGAAGACTTACGTTCGGACGCAAAATTCGCTGAATTATTGAGCCAATTAGGTGTAGAACCACCGACAAAACTCAACGCGAAAGGCGAAGTAAAATATGCGTTCGCAAAGAAAGATCTTGGTTTCTTAAAACTGTTGGAACACGACGACCAATCAGTAGTAGAGTTAGTTGAAGCTCGTTTAGGCAACAAAACCTCGCAAGCCGTAACGCGAGTTAAAACGCTACTAGAGATGTCAGACCGAGGGTTACTACCTATTCCGTTAGAGTATTACGCAGCGCATACTGGACGTTGGGGTGGTTGCTTGACGGAAGACACTATGGTATTATGCTTGACAGCCGAACAACAAGTAGTAGAGAAACGAATTGTTGACGTATTATTGTCTGATTTAGTGTGGGACGGAGTAGAGTTCGTCGAACACGAAGGCGTTAAGTTTAGTGGTTATCAAGAGGTAATAACGTATGACGGAATCACAGGTACAAAATGTCACCCAGTGTTCATCAATGACACCGAAACGATTAGCTTATCTAAAGCGATGCGCACAGGAGCGACAATTATGGATTGCCCAGAACCGACAATGTGGCGACGTGACGTTGACGGGGGAACACGTAAACGATAAAGGTAAATGGGTAGTAGATTGGGTATGTAAGTGTGGAGCAAAAGGTAGTAGTAAGAAAGCCGATTTAGCGAAAGCAATAAGATTAAGAGGTTGGTTCGGATGCTACTCTTGTTCTAATCGTCGCAAGATGAAAGCACTAATGCAAACTGAACGTGGTAAAGCACACCAACGAAAAGCTATGTTAGCTGCGTGTAATCGTGAGGTTCAACACACACCATATAAACATTTAATACCTGTGTGTACAGGAGCGAAGCAACGATGTACAAATAAAAAGTCACGGTGTTACGCAGATTACGGTGGAAGGGGCATAAAGTTTTTGTTTGATAGTCCTGCGGATATGGCGGAATGGATCTGGAATAACTTAGGTGATAGACCGAGTAAAGAACATTCTATCGACCGAATCGACAACAACAGAGGGTATGAACCAGGCAACTTAAGATGGGCTACACGCGTAGAGCAAGCTAACAATAAGCGAGCATACAAAGTTGGGGCGGTAGGCGCACGTATACGTAAAATACAACAAGTTCGTGAAGACTATTGCTACGAATCTATAAGAACATTAATTAAGCAAGGATTAAGCGATGAAGAAATTATCGCAAGAAAGAAATGGGATGGGTGCGGAAAGTACCAAATTAGTACCAGTGTATGACATAGTAAACTGTGGGCCGAGACACCGCTTCTGGGCGAATGGTAAATTAGTCCATAACTCTGACGGGATTAACCTTCAGAACTTCAACCGTAACCAACTTGTCGATAAGTCTACACCGACTGGAACTAAAGTGTTCTACGCTGATAAGGCAGACGCAGTAGTTAAAGTATTGGACGACGGAAAAGTACAGCTAGCTCGTGCAGGTGTTGTGGAAAACGACGAAGAACTACTACACATTATGGGTCTTCGTGACGCGCTGAAAGCACCGAAGGGTAAGAAGCTAGTGGTATATGACCTTTCGCAAGTCGAGCTTCGCGCAAACGCTTGGGAGTGGGGAGAACAGTGGGTACTTGACACGCTAGTACAAGGTAAAGATATTTACAAAGTAACGGCAGCGAGTACATACGGAATACTTTACGAAGAAGTGAACAAATCGCAACGATTCGTTGGTAAATCACAGCAACTTGGTCTTGGCTATGGTGCTGGCGTGAACGGTCTTAAAGTCGTAATGGGTAAAAGATCTGAAGAATTTACTGACGACGAGTTACAAAGTTTCGTTAATGCCTATAGAAATGCTGCGAGCAATATTGTTCGTGGTTGGAGACAATGCAAGGCAGCACTTGGTGCAATGGTTAGCGGAGCGACGATAACGTTTTGCAAAGACGACATACTTTCCACAGACGGACACCGTATCGCATTACCGAATGGACTACATCTAACCTACCGCGATATTCACGCTCGACCGGGTGAAATTGGGCCAGAGTTTTGGTTCTGGGGTAAGAACAAACAGACGAAGAAACCTGATTGGGAAAAGACATTCCCCAGGCAAGTGCGATGAAAACATTACCCAGAGTTTGTGCAGAATTATTATGGGTGACATTATGGTTGCAATTCGCGAAGATTTTGTGAAACGTAACTGGTCACGCGACGACGCGCATATTTGTTTAACCGTACACGATGAAGTGATCGTGTGTTGCAACGACGAACTTGCGGAAGAAGTGTCAGAAATAATGCAGTATCAAATGAAGAAATCAAGAGGTTGGTATCACGATTTACCGTTGGACTGCGCAGGTGATATTGCTCAACGATATGGGTGTGCAAAATGATTAATCAGATATTTAATGAAGATTGTCTTAAGACGTTGGCCAGGTTATCTGACGACAGCGTAGACTTAGTTATTACGTCGCCACCGTACAATATGAACCTTCGGATAAGAAATGGGGAATACTGCTCGCGACAAATCACGAAGGAATTTTCAACCAAGTACGAAGGGTTCAGTGATAATTTACCTATCGCAGAGTATTATGAGTTCCACGCGAATGTATTACGCGAACTGTTGCGAGTATCGCCTATGGTGTTCTATAACGTACAAATCGTAACTGGCAGTAAGCGAGCGATCTTTAAGTTGCTTGGTGACTTTAACGAATATGTAAAAGACATTATCGTATGGGATAAAGTAAATGATCAACCTGCTATGGGTGAAGGCGTACTACAGTCAGAACTTATTATCGTGTTTGATAAACGCAACGCTATCAGTCGTAAATTTAATTACTGTAACTTCGCAAGAGGTACACTTAATGACGTGTGGCAAATCAAACGTGGTAAGAAAGTAACAGGTTCACATGGTGCTACATTCCCAGAAGAATTAGTAGATAAAATATTACTTAATTTTTCACGAGAAGGAGATGTTGTTTACGATCCATTTATGGGAACGGGTACAACAGCGGTTGTGTGTAAACGTATGGGTCGTAGATATATAGGCAGTGAGTTATTATCACACTATGTAGAAATAGCAAACAAGAGGGTAGGTGAAGTATGATTGTATTTAACCTAACCATAGATCTTGCATTACTAGGTTCACATTCCAACGTGAATAATCTTTTACGAGAGATAGCGAAGGTACTACACGTTGACACAGGCGATATAGTTGCAAGCTCGGTACACAGTAGTATTAGCGAATACCGTCTCGGTATAAAAACGGAAGGGGATTTTAAGAAAGCACGCTTCTTAATGCAAAAATTAAAAAACGCGAAGTTAGCACCGATTAAAAACGTGCAACTACGCCACGCGGAAAGAGATTAAATATGATTAAACGAACAGGGCGTAAATTTTACCGACACAATGGCGGTATTAGATATGCAGGAGAATATGAGTTGTTAGAGACAGATAGACCAGTCGGTATTCAACTTGAAGATTATGTCAGTTATGGTTATCTATTAATAGATTTATCAACAAACTATATAATCGCAGTACCAGATTTTATTTTTAACAACACATTCAAAGAGGTGAATGAATGACAAATAAAGAGTTAGAAGAAGCGTTTATGGAAAACCTCAAGTACGGACAACGCCAGATTAAGCGATTGTGTGAGGCCAATCCACATAAGGAAGAAGGGTCGTTTAAGTACTTGTTTCGCGACACTTTAGAACCGGTTGAGCTACTGGATGGCACAAAGATCTGTAAACGTAAGTTTCTACGCATATTAAAAAAGTATGTAAACGCACAGGTTCAAAACTAACATACAATTCACGTAGATTACGTGTGACAATATTACGAGGTGAATAATGGAAACTAAAACTTTAGAAAATAACGTTGTAATTAACTTTACGTCAAGGCTAAACGTGCGAGAAATAGCACAAATTATTCCGGACGCGCTAAAAGTTATGGGCTTAAGTGTGTTAAACCGCGAAGTAGTTAAAATCAACGTTAGACCAAGTGCCAACGAATATCAGCTAGTTATAAACGCTGTGCTAACTACCACGCAGGAACAAGCAATTCGCAGTTTATTCGGTCAGTTCAAGTATAAGATTAACTGGAGTGACTTCGCTAACTTCGACGATCAAATGATGTAAGGTTTTATACTATGGAACAACAAGGAAGAAATTTAGGTGGGTCTAACTTCAGCAAGACCGATCCTAAACACAAAGATTACTGGGCCACGCCACAGATAATGGTAGACGGCTTATTCGCATACGTAGAGCTAAAAGGAATAGTACCGAAAGGTTTACAACGCTTGGACGTGTGTGCGTCAGAATTAAACAAGAAGTGCGAGGATTTTATTTCAGAAGAACAAAACACGTTAACAACGGATTGGGGAGAGAATAACTTATGTTGGCTTAACCCACCATATTCAGACGTTCAACCGTTCTTAAACAAAGCAGTCGCAGAAGCAGCGAATGGGAACTATACGGTGGCGTTACTTAAAAACGACTGTTCAACGAAGTGGTTTCACTTTGCAGCAAAAAATGCAATCGCAGTGGCTTACATTATGTTAGGTCGTATCGGGTTCGTATCTGCGATGACTGGCGAAAGTGTAGGTGGAAATAACTTTAGCTCGGTGGCGTTTGTCTTCGGGCCAGGTCGTAAAGGTTTACGTAGCCTTTATGTAACAAAACAAAAACTAGGGGAGTTAGCAAATGGCGAGACTAATTGAGTTAACACAGTACGACAACAAACCACGTTTGGTCAATGTAGATCATATTACCGACGTAGCAACAAGCATACTTAACGGTAGAACGTTGGTAGGATTGAGCAATAACATTGACGGTGAAAGTTATGTTGAAGTCAAAGAAACACTTGAACAAATTAAAAACTTAGTGAACGGAGAATAAAAATGGCTAAAAATCGCAAAAAACCAGTAGTAATTGACGCGTGGCAGCTAACAAAAGAAAACGTAGACACAGCTATCCCTGAATGGCTAGATTTAGACGCGGTACATATCTTTAACGGTGGACTGCTTTTCGCGGAAATCGTAACGCTTGAAGGTGTAATGCAAGCGAGTGAAGGTGACTACATTATCAAAGGTGTACAAGGTGAGTTCTATGCTTGTAAACCAGATATTTTTGACGAAACGTATGAATTAGCGGAGTAGTTATGAAACAATACATCGCAGCAACAGTAAAAGTAGACGCTTGGCAACTGACAAAAGCGAACATTGCTAATGGTATTCCACACTGGATTAAATACGACGGTGTAGAATACGTAGACGCACCAGACCGTTTCCATAATAATGTTATGCTTATGACCTTAAACACCAAGACAGGGAATATTTATGCCTTAGAAGGAAGCTATATCGTTCACTACGGTGACGGTTATATCCAAGTCGTTCCTGAAGAATACTTCAAACGTTTTTACAAGGAGCTAGTTGACTAATGAAAGGTGTAATTCTCGCCCTTGGTTACGCTATCTTAGCGTTCTTCGGGTTAGCCTATATCGCAGCGTTACTTGGTATCTTAATCGGTATCGCATATAAAACATTTCACTGGGTAGTGTGAGGATAAAATGAAACACATTATGGTAGACATAGAAACATTATCCACTGCGGTAAACGCAGTGGTGTTAAGTGTAGGTGCAGTAGAGTTCGATCCAATGTCTGGCGCGATCTTGCGTGAGTTTTATCACGAGTTAGACTTATCTGACCAAGCAGGCAGACATATCGACGCAAGCACGGTACAGTGGTGGGCGAAGCAGTGTTTAGTTAATGTAGATAACATTGAGTTTCTCGCTAAAAACAACCGTGAAAAAGACGCTGTCGCATACGTGCTACACAAACTAGGTGCTTTCATTAACGGTGGTACAGAGTATGCTATGGTGCGTGCAGAAGGCTACGAGTCGGTCGCACTTTGGGCGTGTGATCCAGACTTTGACGTTGCAATCTTAGCTGACCTATACGAAGAGCATAACTTACCTACTCCGTGGAAGTATAGCGAGCCTAAGTCGGTTCGTACCGTACGTATGTTGACACAAATCGCAGGTATGGATATTCCTACCCAAGAAGCAGACCACAATGCGTTAAATGACTGTATTAGACAGGCGAAAGAAGTATCCTACTTTATCGCTAACCTACAACACGACGTGGCGTAATATGGGATCCATCAACGCAAAGGACGAGCTGCTTAAACACGTAGGAAGTATGGATAACGTGAAAGCGGTGCAGTTAAAATATGAACGACGTACACAGCGATTAAATTCCGCACAGTTGTTTCATCTACCAGAAGGATACTCGCCAGAAGTGTTAGAAGACTTCTTACACAACATTAATTTTTCGTATGATAATGGGTATGGCTGGCAAGAATTGTTTGGTTTTATCT